AAAGAGTTTACTTGCCTTTAGCGGCGGAAGACCGACTTGCGAGCATGTTTTCGAAATTCTATGAATCGAACACAAGCGTCTACGCAGGTCCCGGAACTTCATATCAGTGAAGCGACCGCCCTGTTCCCCTTTTATGACAGAGAGGGACGTTCGCAACGAACTCAATTCATCTTCTAAAGCTGAATTGCGGTTTCGATCGAACGTTCCAATTGTCTTAGGAGACAGACGGAGCCGGACTGGTAAGATTCTGGAAACAAGTTTCGAAACTTGTGTCTGCAAAGAATTATTTTTTGCGTACAAGGGCGGAACTTCTACCACACAATTGTGAACAGCTCTCACGTAAGCAGCTATATACCTAGTATATTTAAACTGCCGCGGTGGGAGCACCCCCAAACCCCCATATTTCGTGGGGAGATGGGTCAATTGTGGGTAAAGAGAATTAAGTTTCTCAATCAAAGGGACGCTCATTTGAGCACGTCGAATTCTTATTCGTGACGTCTTCAAACGCCCCAATGACTCTACAGCAGCCAAAATCTCTATATTAGCATCGTAAGAGTTAAAACATAAGTCTTTACTCAAACCTGCTAAGGGAATAATATCTTGGTCCTGTTGAAGGAGAACTTCTTCCACAAAACTTCCTAGTGTAAAGTCTGCTTTAGATGTAATAGATTTACGTTTAAAGACTTTTTCACAGAAGATACCTCTTGTGGGGGATATGAAACACTTCTTATACTGTAATTCCATTCCTGTAAGAACAGTAATGTAATACTCATAAGAAAGTATTTGTGCTTTTGTCCAACAACCAATGATGTCATCACCTTTTATTGCGTAGGAAGAACGGGGTAAACCTATTCTTCGGCAAACAAAGGAGTGAATAAGAGACAACATTGGCCAACTACCACCTAGTCCAAGGCAAGTTCCTGACATAGTCAAGAACTCCTCCTCAGAAAAGGTAAGGTATTTGTTGTAAAAAGCATGAGGACTAACTTTCATCTGTGCTGACATCTCATCAATTAATTCTTTTGAGATCAAGTCAGTCGCGGACCTGAGGTCGCCGCTAAATAGATAAAGAGCCCTTGGATCCTTCTTCCAATTTGCTTCTAATTTAGAAGTGAAGCCAATCGGTGGAGATAATGTTTTCTTAAACTTATCACTACTGAGGTTAAGTAGTTTAGGATCCTCTAACAGGGAGCCCCGTAGTTCTGGAACTTGTTTCATTCTAGAACGTAACTGGACTCCAACCCAATCAGCATACAAGCTTTGGTCAAATTTTGACACTGTAACTGGTCTTGTCTTGCCTCGTTCGGCAAGAATCTTTACCTTCGCTACAGCCTCTAATTTATCTATTGGCTTGACTTGAATCAGGTCAGTATATTCATCTACTAACTTCTTCAAGGCTTTTGGGTCACCGTGTTCCTTTAAATACGGTTTTGAGGCATTTCCTAGAGTATGCACTCGTGCAGAACAATATCGAACATTTGATTCCATCAAATTCGTTACTGTCTCCGAATGCAGACGTGCCCAAAACTCCTGTATCTTCCCTCCATCCTTCTGTGAGTAATCGTAAGTTGAAGAATTCACAACAACTCGATTAGTCAGGAAGCCAGGGGGTAGGTCCACGGAGAATTGTCCTAATCTCGCAACGTACGGTTTAACCCAAGAAGTGTCAATGACAGGTCTTGCCGTTATTCTACGTTGTCTGAATCCCTCGAGGTCTGTTTCCAATAGACTTTGAGATGGATACTCAAGAGATCGTCCAATACAAGAGAATTGTAAGTAACCATTCTTAGAACGGTTATAATTCCAAATCTTTAGTAAGGACGGATGGACAAATCGAACTAACTGTTGCCTATGTGACGGGTCTACATGAGAATGTAGCCCTATTGCTCGAGCGGCAGTTAGCCCTGCTTTAATCTTATCCAATGGCAGCAACAGGAAATGTAATACATAAATGTCTGCTCTCAGTAAATAAGAATAAATCTTCTTCCTTTGTCGGCTGTTAAAACCCGTCAAAGGAAGGCATCTCTTCCAGAGGTTGAATCTAAATTCAACTCGTGAGAGGATTGAACGTGCAGTCTCTGACTGCGACAATAGATCCTTTTGAAGAAGAACCATCTTCGCCTTATCGGCTGAAGTCCAAGATGCTGCAAAGCAGTGCAATCCTAAATGAAGAA